AACTTGTCGATTGATGGCATGTATGACGGGGCCCCTGTCTATGCAGCTGCTCAGCTGTTTGGGTATGCTTATACGCCTGTTGAGGTAACCACTGGTCAGCACGACTATCGTCATCGATTAACATTGAATCCTACAGCCAATACACATTTCCTTACCTGTGCCTGGGAAGATGTTTCAGATAAAACGATTGAACTTCCAACAGCTGTTTGCAGAAGCCTTTCTGTTAATTTTGGGGATACTGATTCGGTAGTCCAATTTGAAGCAGAGTTACTAGGAAATACCGTTGAATTAAATTCGGCCGTGAACACTAACGCGGTTTTGGCAGCGTCTACAATTGCTGAATCAGAATACATTGTAGCTAAATTGGAATCAGACTTCTGGCTTAATGCAATGACTGGCGACGCGCTCGACTCTGGTGATCAAGAAAACGTTAACAACTTCACTTTCACTTTAACACGTCCACAGGACTTTTCTGGAGTAGTGAAAGGCTCTGCTGGGAATGACGAACCAGATCTAAGTGATGTTGTGGGTGGAACCTTAAGCGTATCAAAGCCTAAACATGCAAATCACACTTATTTTGATGCTTGCAAAGCTGGAACGAAATTTAAAGCAAAACTTTTAGTTGAAGGAACTCAGATCGGCACTGGAACAAAGAAAAGCATGGCCGTTTATTTTCCTTGCCTCAAGCTGGTTGAATATCCGGACTCCCAACTATCTGAGGCCGGATATAATCCCGAGACATTAAATTTTACTATTATGAGCGCTCCAAGCATCCCGACAGGAATGGTTTCTATTTACCCATATATGGAAATAGTAAACACCAGAGCTACTATTTATTTGAGCTAGACTAGACAACTAACCAAAAGAGGAGTTTTTTAAAATGTTACAGATTCAAGATTCGATTTCTATCGACCATGAAGGCGTTATTTTTACATTCAAGGCTTGTGATATCTTTGACATTATAGACGCGGAGGAACTGCATAAAACAGACGTTTCCGCTTACTATAAATGGTTTCTAGATCAACTCATTTCAGTCACGGGCATCATGCATGGCGAAATCGAGATAACAGCAACGGAAGTGAAGGAACGGAAGATCAAACTTCCTACTTCATTTATAGTTGCTGCTATTGCCAAGTTCAAGAATAAAACCTTAACGGGAAAAGACTTTGTCGATAAAGATGAAGCCGAAAAAAACGACTAGCAGCCGAGTTATTAAGCTATAGGCTTTATCAGCCTAAGCTAGAATGTCGGCTGTGTGCCTCTCGTTTCATGGCGACAAAAGAAGTTGCCTGGTGCAAAAGTGGGCGGGGCTGTCCAATTTCTGAACATGTAAAATACCCTCAAGTGACTAGCCTTGTCGATACTTTTCTTAACAAGAAAATACTAGAAAACCACAAGGGCTACGACTCACAAATCAGTTCGTTAGTCTCCTCTAGCGATTTAAAAAACATTGATACTGCATTAAAACTTGAAGGCATATTCCAAAGCTGGCTTGCGTATCAGCAAAAGAACAGGATTAAAAAATAATGGCTAGTAGTGAAGACCTCCGAATTGAAATAA